TCTGAGAAGCACGAAGACAGCACTGTAAAAGCACCGGCAATCTGATACTGAACAGCTGCATCTGTCTTGGCTTGCGCCCAGTCAACATAGCGGTCGATAAAGGTCTTGCTCTCAGCAACTACAGCTCGCTCATCTTCGGTTAGGAAGTCAACTGGTTTCTCTGTGCGCTTGTCAACCTCGTCGAGTGTATACTGAACGACCTCGCCAGCTTTGAATGACTGACTCGCTCGCTGGACTTCACGCCAAAGGTCTCCGTCAGCATCTAGCCTTTTCGGGCGTAGCGGTGAGTGATACTTGTTGCACTTTGCGTTCTTTGCAATTACGAAAACTTCTTCAGGTGTCAGACCCTGCCTAAACAACTCCATCTCAAGTTTCCAAAGTCGCTTAGACCAGTCTGCATCGACTGGCGGTTGCTCTAGGTAAAGGTTTGCGAAGTCTGTGCTGTTGCCAACCTTACCGAGTGCTGCAATCAAGTCTGCGCCCTGCTGTGGCATTGGGTCGTTAGATGGCTCTAGGACTGCCTCGACCTTGATGTTTCCATAAGCCTTATTCAGTTCAGCCATGGTGTAGACCTCGCCAGAGGTGCTACCGATTACATCGTGAAGCTGACCATCGTATTTTGCGTTCTTGGTCCCTGGCACACGAAGGAGCTTAGTTGGATTCCAGCCTGATAGGTCACAGCCGTCTTTCTGGTGTCCGTAGGCAATCTTCTTTGACATCATTGCGACTTCGGTTGGGTCGTAAGCTCGGTCAAGAATCCAGTAAGTGTGCCAGCGGTCAGGCGAAGTCTGCACTGAGATAGATGGCTTGATTATGAACTTCTCTGGTGGGCAAGCATCTGCATCGGCGTAGACTACCGAGACACACTTAGCGTTCTCTCGGATGCGCCTTTCTTCGTAGAACAAGATCGGGGAGAAATAGACATCCTCGTTCTTGAACCTATCGGTGTATTCGACCATGCCATCGAGTTCATCAGGGTAGCTGAAAAACTTTTGGACAGTTGGGTTGTTTCGAGCATCCTTAGTGACGATGGTGGCGTAGCCAGCACCTTCTCCGAATACCGACTCAAAAAAGCTTCTTGAATCCAACTTATTACCTTTCTTCTTCTCCGTTTCGTGCCACCGATAGGAGTCGAACCTATCATCGAGGTGAAAGGAGAAGAAGCCCTCGATGCCCAGCTGTGGCTAGGTGAGCCTTTTACTTAGACTTGCTCAGGTCGTTTTCCGTCAGGCTATTATGCCCAAGCGGAATCAGTCGGGGTTGCGCCCATTGAAGCTAGAAGGTCTGCCCCAGACTTTACAGAACCCTTCTCAAATCCAGAGACATTGTTGTCTGCTGGGTAGTCACCCTGTGCTTCTCGGATGATTACTCTTGCCACTACTGGCTTACCTAGAAGCTCGTTAGTGTCAGGCACTTCAAAGTTGCCCTTTACAGAGTATCCTAGCGACTCAAAAAAGCTCTGAGTCTTCCAGAAGTCTCCGGCAACATAAAGTGGGATTAGCACGAATAGTCTGCGGTTCTCGTGCTGACCCTCAGCGATGCGTAGCTGAACTTTCCAGCGTGGCTTCCCTGCGTTCTGACCGGACTTTACAGTCTCTGCCTGAACATCGTAGATAGTTGTTTCGTACTTACCAGCAGGAACTGGCTCGTAGCTATTGGTGCTACTGCTCTGTGGCAGATTGTCTGGTACTGAGATTTGCATCTTACTTTTCTCCTAATTTATTGATTGTATCGATTATCTTCTTCATGCTTGGTTCATAAAGCTTAGGCGGTAAGCCGAAGCGGTTTCCCGAAACCAATCGATCAGAGGACTGAAGGTAAAGGACTCTCCTGATACCTTCTTCACCCTTCTCAGCAGTCATGTATCCAATGATGTCTGGGATTGCTGGAAGTGTGTTTTTAGCCGAGCCTGGGAGCATAGGAAGAATCTTTATAGCTCCTGTCTGCTCGTCTTTCTCATCCTGAGCATGTGCAATCAGGATGGTCAAGAATGGGGCAGCGTGTAACTTGCGAGTCAACTGGTTAGTCCACTCTTTCAAGTCACCCCACTTACCAAATCGGTTGTTCTTGTTCTCTGGCTTTTCAGCAAAGAACTTCTCTGCACGATCCATGGCAACGCCAAGCGTGTCAAGGATTACAGTTTTGTATTGGTGCTTGGTCTCGGTCAGCGACTCGATAACCTTGTCGAGTTGTTCGTGTGTATCGACATTGATTACATCAACATTTCTCCAGTCACGAGCGATGGCAGAAGCTCCGCCCTCGATGTCAATTAGCAATACTGGACCTAGCTCTGCAACCTCGCTTGAGGATGCAGCTAACCAAGTTTTGCCGTTCTTTGGGTCACCATAAATCAGGATTGACTTAGGTGCATTTAGTTGCTCTGCCTTCTTGATGAACTGCTGGAAGGGCAAAGCTGGAAGCTCTGGATTTACCACAACTTCTCCTTTCTTATTGTGTGTATCAGAGATACTATCATAGTGGGTTATCTAGTGAAACGAAACACGCCGATCAATAGCCAAAGTTTTCTAAAACCTGTCACGATAATGCCAAGTCCAAGAAAAACAACTACATAGCGGTAAACAAGCGTGTTCATCTCGTATTGTGAAGCAACCAAGATATATCCAAGTAGGAATCTAACTATGGCGCTGATTGTAAAAGTAGCAATAAGTGCAGGTCTTAGCTTCACGCTGGGTCCGTCACTTTGCACTTGAAGCACTCAGGGTGGCGGTCAAACTGTTCTGGGCTTGGGTCATTCTGCAAACCCGCCCAGATGTCCTGTAGGCGCTTCCAAGTGCCTTCTGCGTATTCTTTAGAATACTCAAAAGTATAAGACCAGACATCAGAGTCAGTAGTTCCATCTCGGTTCACAAACACGAGTGAGCAACCATCGATCTCGATTCCGGCGTTGTTCAGACCCCAAGCGTAAATCTGGAGCTGAGTGTAATACTTCTGGATTGTGTAAAGCACAGCTTGGTCGGGCTTGTCCTCAAACAATACCTTCTGCATCTTACGCGTCTTATCGCGTGTGCTTGTCTTCCAGTCGATAAGGTGTGAGCCGTTGATTAGCGCAAGGTCAGGCTTACTGCTGATTGTGCCGTAGCCGTCAAGCTCGCCAAGATAAATCTTCTTCTCGACCTCTGCGCCGTCAAGTTCTGGTAGTTCGCTAAGGTCAGCTTTTGTAATTGCATCCTCGAGTAGAGAGTGAATTGCAGTTCCAACTTTTGCGCCGAGCCAATACTTCGCCGGTGCTTCTGGTTCGCCAAGTAGCTTCTTAGCCAAGTGGTATGAGCATGGGTCAGAAAAGTCTGATGCACCAATCTTCTTCTGTGCATCTCGTTCTGATTGCTGCTTTAGTAGTGTGAGCGCAATGTCTTGCACCCTAGTGTTTGTTAGCATGATTCTCCTTTTCTATACCAGATTACCGCTCGGGCCACTCTTTGTCAAGCACAAGCATGGCAATTATTGAATAATTTGCCAAGTCAATAAAGCTATCTCTCAAGCTCTCGTGCTCTGGCTCTGCCCCGCTGTCAAGTAGGTGGTTGATACGAGCCAGCTTATCGTGCATCCTGACACGAAGACCATTGATCGCTCCTCCGGGTGCGCCAGCTATGTTGCTTGGTCCATAGTCGGCGTGTTTGCTAAGTAGCAAGTTTTCAGCTTCGGTGTATTTCTTTGCAACTGCATCTTCAAATTTTGCCATTTTTATTTTCCTTTTCAAATTTATCAAACTTCTTACCAAGTTCCTGAATAGCTATGCGCAAGGATTCAAGTTCAATCTCAAGTAATTCGACTCGGGTGTCCCAGTCTAATTCGTGCCTGTAATCGCAGTCGTCAAGGCACACACACCCAGCGCAACCCATGTCCCGACACGCCGGGCAATGATTAATTAAAATAATTTGTCCTCATCTTGCATAGCCCCAAAGTCGACTCCTCCCCAGATGCCATGCTTTTCTTCATTGGCAACTGCAAAGTCGTAGCACTGTTTGAGGAGTGGGCATCCGGCACAGAGTTCTTCGGCTTGATCGATTGTGAGGGGTTGATAGTCACCCCGACCCTCCTCGTCTTCAAACCCATAACCGTCGTAATCCATGTAGAAGTAAGGGTTATCTTTGCAGTTCCAATTTCTATGTTCTTCCTGCGCTTCTGATAACTTGTTGAGTGCTTGGACTGCTTTTTTCTTAATCCCAAAATAGGATGGCTCAAATGAATCGACAGTTCCCATTTTTTATTTTCTTTCGTTATCATCAGTATCCAAAGATTCTGGGTCGGTCATAAATAAAGCCAAACCCAATAACAGTCCACCTAGATAAATGCCTATGAGGGCAATGATTATGCCAATTAGAATTGCAAAAAGGATTTCCATTAGTCTTCCTTCGGCTTCTCGAAAGCAAGGCGCGTAATTTCCTCAGCTGCAAGTAGAACAGCAATCGGAGCAGCAGCTGTGATAAGCACACCAATCCAAGCCCTGAAGTCAGTTAGTTCGCCGTTCCAGTAAGCGAGAGTGTGCGCAATGTTTGCGATAACCGAGATACCGGCAAAGGCAATCAAGCCAACCATAGTTCGCCAAGTTGATTCGCCTCTGGCCTTGAAGACAACCAGGGAGATCGTGTAAGCCAAAATTGCAGCGTCAATAAATAAAGCTGGTAGCCATTGGATAACCTCTGGAATACCAGTCCACGCGCTGACATCATAGATACCGCTGAATGACACGATGAACGAACTCACCATCAACACAGCTACTAACCCTACTGCGGTTGCCAGCACAGGGATTGCATCTGGATTGATTCGTGCTGTCTTGGGTTTCTTATTTGGGATTTTTACATCTGAGGCTTCTTGTAGCTGATAATTCATTTGGGATTCCTGTTCTTTGGGGTTCTTGTAGTGCTTTGACTTCTCAAATCCTGAGATTTCATTACGCTTCATCTCTGAGTATCTTTGCGAGTTTGTCAATCATGTCTTTGGGCCAACCGGTGTCTGCAAATTCGTATTTTCCAATCATCTCCAGAGCCTTTTCTATAATCTCGCCGTTGCGTAGGTGGTGCAGGTATTCGGAGTATTCCGCTGGGGTGTGTTTCGGTGGGAACATCTTGCGCTCGTTAGCCCACTCGACATAGTTCTCAAGAAAGTTGATTTTGTCTTGTTCGGTCATTTGGCTCTCCTATCTTTAGTTGCTTCTTTACAAATTCCCAGAAGTCATCATAGTCAATTTCTTCTTCGGCTTCGATCCTGAGTTGCTTCTCGTAGTGGCTCATGCACATACCACGAGACCGACTGGGCTTATTGCAGTCCTCTACCGAGCAAGGCGGTGAAGTAGCTTTGCGGTGTTGTATGTAGTGTGGGTAGCACATACCCTTGCCATGCACCTGACCCTCGCAGGACTCTGCGCTACAAAGTTTTGGAGTTTTGTTCATTAGTAATCTCCGTCATTATCCAGTCAAAAGCATTCTTCCAAGATTGGCAGTTGTCGCATTCGCATTTGGTTGCCTCTTTGGTTTTGCTTAGGAAATTTAGAATCATGTCTCGTTCACGACAGACACCCTCGTTGAAAGCTTTGATAGATGTGTTTGCGATAATCTCTTGTAAATCACTCATTTGTTTCTTCTTTCGCTCGTAAGCTTTTATTCATTTCAATTTGGCGAAGCACAAGCGTTGATAGCTGTCCCTCGTCGTATGTATCCTCGGCGAGAATCTCGTATGAGATAACCGCTTTCTTTTGACCTTGACGATCGAGGCGACCCATAGCTTGCTGGTTCATAATTCCGTTGTCGTCTCTCGACAGCCAAACCATAACCGAGCAACGCTCTTGCAGTCCGTCAGTTCCCTCACCAATTGCCGAGATAACCGCAACAATAAACTGAATCTCTCCAGCTATGAATTGCTCTAGGGCTAAGTCTCGCTGTTTCTGTGAAGCCTTGCCTGACCACTCAAAAGCTGTATGACCAGCTTTCTCGAGTCGCTTCTGAACCACACTAGCAAATTTCTGCGAATGTGTCAATAGCAACATGGGTTCACCTTTAGGGTGGTCGCCAATGATCGAGAACAGTTCGTCAATCTTGCTGGACTTGCAATCGTCATCAAAGAACACTTCGCCCTCATCAGAGACTGTTGGTGTGCCTAGAGTTATCTGTCTAAGTCTGACACGAACCGCAACCGGCACTTCTGCAACTAGAGTGTTTTCTCCAAGCCACACAAACAAGTCCTTTTCCATTTTCTTGTAGATGCGCTTTTGCTCGGCACTCAGAGATACTGTGCGTTCCTTGAAAATCACATTTGGCAATTCTGAGTCCATACCCTCTGGGTGAAACTCGCAGCACTTCTCGCGCTTCATGTGCCTGATGTAGCAAGGGATTTGGGAAGTAATTGAGCCTGGGTTCTTTTCGCCCTCGATGACCTTACCCGCCCAGTAGTCTTGCTTGACCGCACAATAGTTGTAAGCCCAAGCCCAGAAGCTACGACCAGCAATCTCTGGATAAATCCACCTGATGACCGACCAGAAGCCCTCTACGCTGTTCCCAGCGAGCGTTCCTGACATTCCGATACGGCGTTTAGCCTTGAGCGTGTGTAGCATTTTGGCGGTGTTTGACTTCCGATTCGAGGCTCTGTGAACTTCGTCAAAGATTGCCAAGTCGGGAGTGATTCCTGCCCAATGCATTTTCCGAAAATACTCGGGGCTGATTAGATACCAACCCTCGACATTTTTCTCCAGCTCTAGGAATACCTTTTCGCCAGCTTTGGTGCTGTTGACATACTTGACCTCGGCGTTTGGAATCTGGCGTTTGATTGTCTTTTCCCATGCTCTCTTGTGAGTTCCCTTTGGGGCAATCACAAGGTTGCATTCAGTTCCAAGAGCTTTTGCCACCTCGATCGAAACGAGTGTTTTACCACCGCCGACCTGAGTCGCAATTACGCCAGTTCCGCCATGCTCGACAAGGCTATCTATGTCCCTCTGCTGATACGCATAAGGCACTAATGGGGAATCTGTCATTTACCAACCGAAGTCTTCCCAGCCAGCTTTAGCCTCGGGATACATCTCGATGACGGCTTGGCGAAGTTCCTCGAAGCTTCCGAAGTATTGCGCCTTGTCGCCGAAGCGACCGCCATCAACCCAGACTTCGTAATCCCAGCGACCATTTGGATTTATGCCAGCAAAGACACTTGTATCTCCGGTTGCTTCATGAATCTGGAATGTGTGGTCATTCGCTTCTTGCTCGAGAGCCTCGTAGTCTACTGGGGTCTCGTCGCTGTCGTAGTAGCTCATGTTTTCTCCTTATTTTAGTTTGTTGATTTGTTCGATTACATAATCAGCGTAGCCGTTTCTGTAAACCTGTGGCAAGACGAACTGGTCTCCGGCAATCGGAGTCAGTCCGTCATCACCCTCGAGGCTCACGACTGCATGACCATTCACAGAGTTCTCACCGAAGTTGGAGAGCATGATTGTGTATAGTCCGTTCTCCGAGTGCGCTTCGATCGAGATTCCTGTTGGCTGATTCGCAAACTGGTTCAGGTCGACATTAGAGTCGGTCTGCGCAAGAATCTCCTGCACAGTCCGGTAGTTGCTAGTGCCAATTGCTTTGCCGAGCTGAGTCTTTGGAACTCCGCTTTCGGCAGCAATCCTCAGCGCAACATTACGCTCGTGTCTAACGCCCGAAAGCCTTGAGTGCAGTTCCTTTTTGAGTTCTGCCTCGATCGTGGATTTCGAGATTGTGTAGTTCAGGTGTTTTTCCTGAAGAACCTGTAATGCTGACTTCGCTTGTGGTGAGAGCTTTGTCATTACTCGCTCACCTCGGCGTTGATGTTTGGGAATCTAATACGGAACTTGTCTAGGCTCTCGTTGTATAGCCGGTCGCCAATCGTGGTTAGTTCAGCTCCAAGCCAGCGAGGGTTGTTGCCCTCTAGCCCGAACATCTCGACCGAGATGAAAGCCTGATTGCCTAAGCTATCGAAGCCGTCGCCTCTGGCGATTTGACTGATGAAGTCAGCAACATTGTTGTCCTGACCCTCGATTCTAATTACATTCTGAAATGATAATGGGTTATTCATGGTTATCTGTTCTTTCCGCAACCTGTGCAGTTGCATTTATGTTGTGGTTTCTCTTTTGTTGTGTTTGGCACGAGTTGAGTGCGATTGAACTTGGTTGTGCCGTAAGCCAAGTCATGTCCTAGAGCGTCGACCTCGACCTCGACCGAAGTGCCTGAGCGTTCTCCGTTGTCCCAGTCTCGAATCCTCACAGAGCCAGTAAGAACTACTCGCTCGCCTTTCTGGACCGACTCGCTGATGTTGAGAGCTAGGTCGTTGAACCCAGTAATCGTATACCAGTTTGTCTCGCCTGCTTTGTTGTCAGCGGTGTAAGAAGCCAGCCTGAAGCTTGCAATCCTCAATCCCTCTGCGGTGATGATGTAGCGAGGCGTGGTTGCTACCAATCCTCTGAGCGTAATCTTCTCCATGGTTCTCCTTAGTTTCTAATCAGTTGTGCTGGCTCGCTGGTTGCGTATGCGTGTGCAACCCTGCTTGCTCGGGTGATGTCGTAATACTTGCGTTCCATTGGGGCTTCGTCTCCGATTTCCCAAATGCCGAAGTATGGCTCGGTGATGAACTGCAACAGTCCGAGGTCGAGAAGTGAGCGTAGGTCGCTATCTTGTTCGATCCCGATTCGTCTCAGGTCGTTGGCTGTGTAGTAAACATCGCCAGCGTAAGAGGGTCGCTTATCGAGCAACGCCATTGGCTCGAAAGCCATTACTGCGTAAGCTCCGTAGTTGTGAACTAGCTCTGCTCCGTTGCCGGTGATGTAAAACGCTGGGTGTGTTTTAGGCATTTTCCATCTCCTTATCTCTGCTTAGTGGGAACACAACGAATAAATCAACCTCTGACTTATCCCAGTCGATGTAGCCCTCGCTGTCAAATACTGCACCAGCTTTGGCATACATCTCATCTGAAATGTCTACACAGTAGTCATCAGCAAAGCCGTTCTCATAATCGGTCTCACCGATGAACTGCATACCTTCCTCGAGGTAGTAGTGCCGTATCGAGACTGTTGGATACAGCTCGCTGAACTTGGTCCAGAACTCGCAGTTCGGCGACCATGCTGTTTCGTAGCCAAGGCTAAATCCAGCTTTAGAGGGGTGAACAGACATGCGACCATCACAAATGTCCCACTTAGTTCCCCAGTTGCTGATGTTCCAGTCATACCAGTTGGGCTTATCTTGGGGTGCGTTAGTTCCCTCAAGCTCTTTTGGCATAGGCACAAAGTCGTTCATGATGAAGCCTTCGGGATTCTTTTCCACGATAGCTAGAATCTCTGCGATAACCTCTTGGCTACCCGAGACTGAAATTTCATTACTGCACCAGTTTGGCATTTTGTTTTCTCCTTGTTGTTTGTTGTGTTGTATCTAATTGTATTGGTTTTCTAGGTGGTTGTCAATTGCGCGATCGAAACAATCGTCGCACTTTATAAACCAGCTCTTGAGAGCATTGTAAGGCTTACCTATGACATAACTGCCAGCGTCGAAGCCTTTATAGTTTTGGGTATTTTCTGCTGTTAGTTCTGTATCGCAACCTGAGCAAATTACCCTAGCTTGCTCGCCCAGGCAGGGTTCGCAAAGATTATCTAACCTGTGGATAGTTTCGCTAGTTCCACAGAGGTAGCATTTAGCCATTAGTCCTCCTTGTGGTCGAAGTAATCGTTTGAGCAATCGACACACATACCGAGTTCCTCGGCGTGAATGTCCTCGTCTACTGGTGTGCGACAGGTGTCGCATGGTAGGGTTCGGTTCTCGGTCATTAGACACCTTCTCCGTCTAGCCTTGAGAGTGAATTCGTGTCCACGCCAATCTCGTAGCCTTTGTCCTTGAGCTGAACTCCGTCGATGTCTTCAGGACTGATTGTTCCGTTCTCCACCATTTGGAGGATTCCTCTGGCGTGAGCGTTGTCGTCAGCCGTACAGTAAGCCTTGTAGGTG